TGTTTCCTTTTCTTATCTATCGCTATCTATTAATTCACTCTCCGGTCTCCAGCCTTCCGCATCCAGCCTCCAGCCTCCAGCCTCCAGCCTCCGGTCACGAACATTCCCTTTCCCCCCTTTGGGGGGAAGGGGGGAGTTTCAATTGAGCGAGGCGAAAAAAGAATAAACAGTGACTGCAAAGAACGGTTAAAAGCGAAAGCTTTTAACTTTATCTTTTTTTCGCCGGTGCTCAGGGCTGCGGTCAGCCCAACCGCCCCCAGTTTTTCTGGGGAATTAAGGCGGACACTTTGCGGGAAGCCTGAAACCGAAGAGGTTTCAGAGAAAACCTAAAGATTTAAAAGTTCCAAAAGCGAAAGCTTTTGGGTTATAATAAATCTTTAGGTTTTCTCATGCCGACGCCGACGGGCTGAGGCAACGGGCGAGCCCGAAGGGCGAGCCCATGTCTTCCGCTGTGTGCATCAGCTATCAGTTAGATCCTTTCCTGTGAGCCTGAACCTAGACTTCTCGCATTTGATCCAGCCTAGATCTTTCAAAGCCTTGCGGTTATCCCTCACAGTTCGGGCATCCGTGCCAATTTCATGCATGATTGCCCTTCTTAAAATTTGATTAGAAACCTTGACTTTTCCAGGGTTTTCAGCCCTGATTCTTCTCAAAACTCTTTCCAATTTTTGAATAGTCATAATAAAAATAAGCCCCCTGGTTTTAGCCGACAAAACTAGAATTCATCAGGGGGCAGACTCCGCAAAAGAGTATGTTTAGTCTTCAACAGCAAACCTCAAGTAGCCCTCTTTATTCACTTTGACCAAGACTTTTTTTCCGACTAAGTCTTTCAATTTGCTAACTCGAGCTTCTTTAAAGACTTTTCCTGCTGTTGAGTTTGGTCTGATCATATGACCTTTGGGCAAAAAGAGTCTTAAGGCTTCTTGCTTTCCGTTAAACTCGACTCCTATGTTTGCAAAAGGCTTATCTCCAAACTTCTCATGATGATTAATTTCTATGTTTCCGACTGAGAAAATTACAGCTTCGATTTCCTTTCCAGGCTCCATCAATTCAAAATCTTCTGCCTTCGGAGTCTTGATTTCATTGGATTCTTCATATTCTTTTCCGTCGAACTCATCATCACTATCATCAATCTCTTCTTGTGGAATTTTTTTCTGTTTTGTTTGAGTCATTCTTTTTTCCTCCTTTAAATTTATTTATCTGAATGAATCTGAGTATTTCGAATTCTTTGTTTTTCCACTTCCAAAATATCATTTTTCAATTAATTCTACTTTGCTGGTTTGTTTAGTTTTCTTTTTGCAATAATTTATATGTTGAGAATAATTATATTCTAGTTGTTTTTGATAAAGTGATTCAATCACTTTTCTACAATAAGGACATCTTTTTGATAGTATCTTGCTCATCATTTTATAACCTCACAATTCATTATCCCCTTCGATTTCATTCTGATTGCTTGTTTGTTTCTTATTGCTTGGGATTACTTGCTTAAATCCATTATTTAATGCAACATCTGTCTCGTGAGCATAGTTCCAACCTTTCCCGAATATATCCTCATAATCATAACAACAATCCTCATTCGCTTTGTCTATTTGAGTTTTACTTTCAGAAACATAAAACTTATAAATCTCTACTCTATTTCTATAAATAAGCTGGATTTGTCCTAACTTACTATTTTTTACGACTATAGGAAATAATTTAATTTTCTTTGCGTTTGTCATTTTAACCTCAATTATACTATGGTAGGGTAGTATATAAACCTTTCGTTTCTACCTTTCTTAACAGATGTTTGTATCTTAACCGCAGAACATCATAAACAGGATTTCCCTTTACATATTCATCATTGAAACAATCTTGGCAGCTTTCCATGTATTTTGTTATGTCCTCGCCTCTATGATTATTGATTGCTCCCTCTAATTTTCCCAAGAGAAATTCCAATAAGATTTTCATTTTAATACTTGATTATAAAATATAATGTCAGATAAGGCACCTCTATGGTTGCTGGTGTTCCGGTGAATGCATAAGATCCTTTTCCATGAGTATGAGCAGATTCATTTGCTGGACCCCATGTTAATCCATGACTATCATGAGTATGAGCTCCCTGACTGCTGTGAGTTGTTGGACCAGTCAATAAAGTTGTTCCCGAGCCTGAGGTTGATTTGCTAGTTGTTGTATGGCTATCATGAGTATGCCCCCCTTGTGAGGTGTGAGTTGTTGGAGTTACTGCACTTGTTCCGATGGTATGCGTATGAGCACTCCCTGTTCCCGAGGTTCCTGCTAGAGTTCCAGCTGGGGTATAGCTTGTGCTTCCGCCTGTGGCTCCCACAGCTCTTGTTCCAGCTCCGCAAGGATATTTTAAATCCATATTCGGTAGATTAAAAGTTGTTGAGCCATCTCCAACCCCAAAAGTTGTGCCTATTACTGCGAATAAATCTGCATAAGTTGTCCTTGAGACTGCAGTCCCATCACAGGTCAGCCAACCTGCAGGGGGCCATGCTGTTGCATCTCCACCATGCATTATAATTGAGCCCACTGGCACAGCCCTCGCCCAAGACAAATTTCCTGAGCCATCATTTGACATAAATTGATTTTTATATTGTGTTCCCTGTGTTGCAGGCAAGGTATAGCTATCATTTGATGTTAAGTCTGGAATGTTAATAGTCGTATAATTTGCCCATGCTCCATCAACAAGATAGATTTCATTCCCTCTGAAAAATACTGTATCTCCTATAAAATTTATTTGATTTCCTGATTTGGCACACAAGTCAACTCCTGTATCATCTATGTTAATATAATCTCCCTCATCATTTGAGGTAATTGTTATTTTATCCGTACATTCAATATCTATCCCATATGCATCGGCATACATAGTTCCTTTTTCATTTCCTCCATATCTAAAATTTATATTTTGAGTTTCAATTCCTTTTGTTGCAACATTTTTTCGAATAGAAAAATCATCGAGAATTCCTTTTGACTGATCTAAATTTATGGCCTTGAATTTTTTTGGCTCTAATTGTTTTTTGATAGATTTATCCATAATTAGAGATGATTTCAAACTTAATAAAATTATGCCTGTTTATGAGGAAGGTGAGTAATTAAAGTAATTAAAGTAATTAAAGTAATTAATGTATTATCCTGAGGTTACTGCTTCCCAATTTCCAGATCCAACAGCTTTGGCTTTGCAGAAATTTAATTTAGAAGTTGTTGTATTGTAAATTATTGTGCCAACATCTGCGCACATAACATTTCTAACTGCAGTTGTTACACTAGGAACTACCAGTTGTTCTCTTGGCTCATCACCAGATCCCATTTTAAGCCCTCACATTTGTTAGAAGACACAAAGCCTCAGGATCTGTCAATTGGCAAACCCCAATCTCAGATGCTCTAATCGTATATTTTTTCTGAGGATCGATAATAACATCAACTGTTAAAGGAGAATTCTCTTTCCAGGTTGCACATTTCTTTGACATTCCGACGAGGACTTTATCATTTGTGATTACTGGACTTACTATAACTTTCATATTCATGAAACTCGCAACATGGCCATTTGTAATTGATCCAGGAACTGCAATCTGAGTTAATGGAGAATTCAAGATCTTTGTATTTGTTATGAAATAAGTATAAGTTGATTCATTCATCGCGATAAATCCTAATCCACTAGAAACTATTGGATACCTGTCAGTCTGAATTGCTTCGACGCATTTTGCAATATCTAAAGCAGGATCACGATTTGCAACAGTTGCAGCATCCCATTCATAGCCTACTGTTATAGCGACTGTATTTATTGTGCTTGGAGAATCACTTTCAGAAAGCACTGTATATATTTGATTATCAACTGCGTAAACGACAGCGTCGGTTACATCAGAAATGACTTCTGCTTCCCTTGCTGTGTTTGATGTCAGAATATCCTGCCAGTATAAAATTCCCTCTCCACCATACTGAGAGATCACTGCATTTTTTAAAGTGGTTCCTCTCTCAAGCAGTGGGAAGTCTGCTCCACGAGGGATCCCTTTTACAGCGGATCCAGTTCCACCAGTTAGCGAAGTTGCGGTTTTTTGATAGAATGAATTATTCCATGCAGAGCTTGACTGGACCATCACGAGCTCTTTCATGACATATCTTTTCTTGGCAAAGCCCTTAATATCTCTTTCCCAGGTTTGTTTCCTGTTATCAGCTTCTGTGAATAGATCTACCATTTTATAATGCGTTCACCCTTACGACTACAGTTCCAGCTCCGCCTGTTGTTGTTTCAGCAACTCCAACATCTGCGAATAAGAGATCTGCAGCTGCGACTTTAGTTACGGTGTTAGCTCCACCAATTGAAACTCTTTCTCCAACGGTTATTGCAGCTCCACCATATAAGTTCCATTTGCCATTCTTAGCGACTGCAATTGTGACAACTCCATCAGATGCTGTCTTTTCCTCATTCGCAATTCCTGCGAATGCATCATTGTCAGCTGATGTGGCTGCCACAGTACAAGGTGATGTTAATTTTAGAAGTGTTCCATAGGGAATAGCATTTCCATCAGCACAAGTATATCTATGGATTATAGTTGGAGCTTCGATTACGGTTGCTTCATTAGTCATTTTTAATCAAAAATAACTATACTATGAACTTTATAAATCTTTCGTTGTTCGGTTACCCGACTAGTTTCTTGATTCCAGCTTCGGACTCTTTCTTCTCAGCTTTGCTGAGCTCCTCGAGCTTCTTTTCACACATTCGGATGATCTCAGAAGCCATGATAATTTGGAGCTGATTTGTTCGGATCAAATTCTTATTCTGAACAATTGTCTGCTCCCAATCGATTTTTTCGAGAGGAATTTCTATGATTTCTTTAGTCATTTTCTTATTGGCGTTGGATCCATTCCTGTCCCAGCATATCTTATCTTTGCTTCCCTTTCCCACTTTTCATCAGCTGTTTCTTGCTTTGATTGGATCGCTCTAGATCTCCCAGTCATCATCATTTCAGCAGTAGCTCTCTCTATCCTTTGCCTTTCAGCTTTCAGTTGTTCCAGGATCTTCTTGTTCTCATCCCTCACTTTCCTGGCTTCTGCTAAAATGTCTTCTTCTTCCTCTTTTTCCTGCTCTTCGGCTTCATTAGAAGCCTGTAGCGAGGTTTTGGAAGCAGGGTCTAATGTTTCTATCACCGGTTTTTCTTCTTCTTTTTGAACAGTTTCTTGATCCATTTTTTAAAATTTGACATCATAATACTGGAATGAACGTGAAAATTTTGTTATTTTTATCTTGATATTCTTGTTCTTCTTTTTTCCAATACTCAGCGAATTTTGCGACTGCCACAACTGCAGCTGCGATTCCTGCTGCAGCCACGACTTGCCAGTCTAATTTGCCCCCTACGCAGCCCCCCAAGAACACTAGGGCACCTGCAAGAAGCGAGTTCACAATATTCCATATTATTTCTTTCCAGCTCATGCTTTGATATTGTCCCCTCTTGGACTAGGATTATTTAAAGATCTTTGTTTTGAGATTGATTCTTTGACTGCAGGATCTAGATCAACTGGGAATTCCAGCTCGATCTCGATGCCCAGCTGAAGTTTTAATTGCTCCTCGAGATACAATAGCCCCCATTCAATCATTTGCTGGAAAGCAACATATAAAAC